GGGAATCGGGCGTTGCTTTAATACAACAGTATTGTGCGAAGATACAACGCTTATTAGGTTGACAGATGTTGATTTCTCCTGTACTATGAACGTATCAATACAAGGAGCAAATATGAAAAGAGTGACTTACCCAAGAACAGGAACGATGAGATGGTTTAAGATGCACATCTGTCGAATCTGGAGCGATAACATAAAACCAATATTTACAGGAGAATATAATGTTAATTGAATTGTTTCTAGGTGTAGCAAACAACAACGACAAGGAATGGCTGCTTCGGTCATTCATCAACCGCGCACTCGGTCACGATATGCAGGTTCAGAAGAAGGAGCGCAGTCTTTCAAGGAATCTCGGAGAAGAAGCACCCAGCCAGAAAGAGGTTGATAGTCGCTTCGTGTTTGGTGAGTCAGGAGATGAGCCACGTAAGGACAACCGACAAGAAGTCGAGCGATGGTGTAACGCTATCCGCATGATTCCTTTTGAAGATGTCGAGGGATTGGTCAAACAGCAGATCGCTTACCTTACCCAGTTGAACGAGAATCCCAAGCACTCGGAACGGACTATAAAAGAATGGACGAAGGCTCTGGAAGGACAGTTCGAAACGGAGGAACTAGCTAAAGGCTACGCAATTTCTATGCTTAACCAACAGGCTGCTAATAGCTTCTCCGATTGGACAGAGTTTGGAAGATCTGTGGAACTGGATGTTATTTCTGAAATCTGTGGGGATCGGAAGAGCGTAGAGGAAATAATAATGGAACGTTCTCCAGCCAACGTCCCGGACTTCGATGGATCGTATAAAGGAGATGTAGGTTACCCTGATGAACTGGATGATGTCATCAAAGATAGAGTTGAGAAGATGATTGGTTTCTTAGATCGTCGACCCAATATCAGAGCACTGGGCAAGCGGTTCGAATTGGTGCATATGCTCAAGGCTTAACACACTGGGAGGACTTGGCTTCGGTCAGGTTCTCCCGCTCTCTCTCATTATTAAACGCTGTAAAAAAAAATTTCTAACAGCTATAAGGTTCGGATGTCGCTGCGCTCCATCCTTCTCTGTAACAACCTAACAACGGCAGACCAATAACTCAGACCTGAACAGCACTTAAACAGCGGGGGTCAGGCTGAGGTAGAGAGGCAAAAGTAAACTTGACAAATGGTAAAAAGTGTGATACAATCGAGGGGTATTAAAGAGTTAAAGAGATTAACAAGTAAATTAGGAGAACGTTATGAAAGATAAAAGGAACCGTCGTAAAAAGATCACCAGGGAAATGGTTTTTAACAAGTGTAAAGTAGGCAAGTATTTGTTCTTTCATGGAAGACCAAGTGATCGAAAAGATTCAAACTTATAGAGGAATTACTTATGACTAAATGTGAAGAGATGTTTTATAAGAAATCAAATGAGGTTCAGATTATTATGGATAAACTATATGATCTCACTATTCAGATGCAGTATAACTTGTCTGATCTTGAGGCATTGAAGCATGAGTTAGGTAGTTACGATGCTGATCTTGACGAACCGGACTTGAATGGTAAGGAAGAATTCGATCTCGCTGTTGAGTATGGCGATACCGACCGGACTTTACTTTAAATAACAATGACTTACGGAGATTAATCATGGATAAGAATAAACCTTATTTACTTTTGCAGGGTCCAGTTCCTAATTATGCAGATACTAACTATACATACAGTATCGATCAACAAGTAATAGACAATGACTTAATGGAACAGTCATTAGAGTTAGAGCAGTGGGCGCAAGCATTAGAAGATGATGGTCCTGATAACTTTAATATAGAACAGGAGGTATAATGTCACACTTTTATGGAAGGGTAGCAGGTAACAGGGGTTCAGCCACACGAGGCGGATCTAAGGTGTCAGGCTATCATACAGTAGCTGCCAGTTGGGACGGAGCTATAGAGGTGAGGTTAAGCTATGATCCTAAGACCAAGAAGAATCGTTATGTAGTCTATCAATCGAAGTGGCATGGGAAAGGTGTTGAGAGAGAAATCGCCAGAGGTATTATTGGGGATGAGGATTTTTCTAACTCCATTCACAACTATGAAGAAGCGTATGATGCTGGTTATAAAGACGCTATGGGAGACAGATAATATGCGACCTAAATATTATAGTTCAATGAAGATCACACCAATAGAATATATCATGGTTAATGATCTGGATTTTTGCAGCGGTAATATAATTAAATATGCAAGCCGATGGGATAAGAAAGGTGATGCTATAGGAGACTTAAAGAAGATTGTAGAGTATGCTAACTTATTATTACAAAGGCAATTTTTGGAGGAAGAAAAGGAGAATATTAGGAGAGAGGAGTAGAGTGTTTATCTTTCCTAGAGTATTTGACTCTAGGTGTGACTGACTTGCTTGGGTAGCGATTGTGTTTGGCTACCAAGTTACGCCTCTTATATCGCTTATTCTTCTGGGTTAGTTTGTCGTCATAATCCATTGGATGTTCCTGTTATACTTATAACCCATAAGCAATAAGTCATTGATATTAAAGGAGATTATTACAAAGAGTATTTCGTGGACAAGATTGCTCTCTATAGGAAGGTTTATTAGTCTCTATAGGGGGCAAGATTCATGCTTGACAAATGATTAAATGTATGATACAATATCCCCCTTAATAAACAATCAGTTAGAGGTCATGGGTTATAATATATGAGTCAGTTAAAAAGAATAATAACTAAAGCAGAGAATTGCTTTCAAAGATGTGTGATTGAATTGAGAAAGACGAGAGGGTCAGCAGGTATACCCATAGATGTGTACCTTAATACTTGTCTTGACTGTGTAGAGACGGTAAATAGAATGCCTAATCTTTCTAAGAAAGAGAAGGCAGATGCGAGAGAAAAGATATTTGCTGTATACTTTAAGCTACAGAAGTACAGTGGTCCAGAGAGGCAAACTAGACACGCATTCCCAGATGGGAAGGAGACACACATGGAAGTAATTGACAAGCCATTAGCATCAGCTAACTCTTACCAGGGAGGGCTGGGATTCAGTGGTGTAGCAGATGGTTTATTCCTGCAGAAAACAGGGCGACAAACCAACCCATACTGGAAGCCAACTAAGAAGGCTAAGGTAAAGACTCTACCTAAAGAGGGTTACCCTGCTATGATGTATGAGTATGAAGAGAAGCGCTTGGATGATGCTCGCCTAACTATGGCTGAGTTTCATGAAGAAATGGACAGAGAAAAAAGGGAGGTGCTACATGACTTGCGACAACTGCGGGAGAATAGCAACCCAAATAAGAGAAGAGTACCAATTATGTGACAGGTGTTACACCAAAAGATTTAGCACCATAACTATTGACGGTAAGATTATGAAAGCACCAGCAGCACTCAAGCTACAGCTAGAAAAGATGGGGCTTGGTCGTAAAGAGGGTGAGTCTATGGCTGACTGGTGTAATAGATGTAGGGTATGGGCTAGTAAGACACCATACGGAAAGATCTTGGAGGGGAAAGCATGAGTAGGGATAAAAGATTCATATGTTATATGATTTGTTTGGTTGTTTTATATTTTGCAGGTGAATGGTATCTGGGCTTGTACCCATTTGATCCGAAGACAGGATTAGTTAAATAATTATGACAACATGGAAACACTGTGAACGCATGGTTGCCAAGCTACTAGGTGGTGAGAGAACTGGTTGCAATGGTGAGTCACGTAGAGATGTTGAGCATCCCAGGTGGAGTGTCGAGGTCAAGCATCGCAAGACTCTACCTGAATGGCTGCACTCAGCTATGAGACAGGCTGAATTAGAAGCAGAGCATAGAGTCCCTATCGTGGTACTGCATGAAAAGGGATTGACTTATGAGAAGTCTTATGTTATAATCCGCATGGATGACTTCATTGCGGAAACTGAAGGAGGTGATTGGGACATACCAACAGATAAGGAGGGAACTGAGTGAGTCGGTCATTATTTCAAGAACTATTTGATCCTACTAAATATAATGGAGCAGCAAACATGGCTACAAAGAGTGAGTTCTTAAACGAGTTGTACAAAGATAACGGATTGGTTAAGGATGAGGACACATATGAACTGTCCTTTGGTAAGCGATCCGTTACTATCATAACCCGTACTGGTATCGAGAAGATACAGTACCATAACAACATCACTGTAACCTTTGATGTGGAGTCTGTTTCTCCAGAGTTTATAGTAGTCAAGGCTACTGCTAAGAAGGGTGATGTATCTGTTCAGTCCTATGGTGAAGCGTCACCTCAGAACACACAACAGAAGTATCCTGTTGCTATGGCTGAGAAGAGAGCTTTGTCTAGGGTAATACTCAAGATCACTGGCTTCTACAAGTACGGAGTCTTTGGTGAAGATGAATCAGATGACTTTAAACAGGGGAAATAACATGGCTAAGTCTGACCGAAGAAAGAAGAGCAGCAAAGAATGCACTATTGATATAGGTATATACAATGAAAGAGTAAGATTGTTTATCCAGTCTTCCGATAAGGTCTTTGAACAGATTGGTAGCTGGGGTTGCAAGTGGACAGATGTAAGTATAGGTATACTCGATAACATGCAGGAGGCTTATGAAGCGGTGGAATCAGCAAAGAAACAGAAAGAAAAAGAATACGTTGCGTCCAATGTCGAAGGCGTATGGACAACGACCACACACACCCACTATTACGACTCTTACTCTACTTGATGAGCCATTCGGAGATGGTAGGTTTGAAGGTAGGAGGTACTGGTTTGCTAGGTGGTGCTATAGAAACAGACGTAAATATGCACCATCTGGCAACACATGGGAAGAAGTATTTAAATTAAGAGAGGGTGTGGCTCTACGTGACTACATCATCTTTGCTAAAGAGAATAAACTAGGAGAAAGATATGCCATTCAAGACAAGTCTAGGAGAGACAATCTTCAAACAAAAGTACGCAGCTAATGCCTATGAAACATGGGAAGATAGAGCGCACATTGTAGTTAACTGGGTATGTGGTGACATGGATGGCGATAAGAATAATCTCATGGCAAAGAGCGATAGAGATGAACTAACTCAATACATAAGTGAGTTCAAGTTCATGCCAGGTGG